CCCTCATGATCATTCTTGGATTTGGTTGATCAACCATTTTTTGCCTGTTCGTACTCTAAGTTTCGTTTCTCTATAAAGTTTTGAAGCATCTTGATGTAAGTTTGCTTCTCCCACGGTATCATGTTCTCTATGTCACTCAAACTCCAATTATGGTGCTGCAATAATGAAAAGTTGTTCTGCATGTAATTTTCAAGAGACTCATGATACATCATTATGCGAAAAAATTTGATAAACCCTCAATTACTACATCATTATCCTTTTTAGTGTTAGGATTCTTCACTTTGGTTCTATAAACCAACTTTGGCATAGTTGAAAAGAAAGACTCAATCAATTGGAATTGTCCAGAACTAAGTTGTCCTATGAAATCCAGTAACTCTTTCTTCGAGCAATCTGAGGCAGACCATGCTTCATCAGCAGTGTAAATCTGATCAATACAGTCACACACATTATCAAATGCTTTATCAATTAATTCATTATCTTTTACATTAGATGCTAAAAAATTGTTTTCAGCAAATTGTGTGAATGATGGATATTTTAGTTTTACATGCAAATCTTCACTCAAATCAATTGTCTGTGTATGATTGTCAGGCACATCTAATTTGATGTCCGACATATGTAATGATACTGGTACCTGAGTCACTCCATCATCTTGACAGGTAATCATCAATTCTATTGACTCGCCAACAGATTTTCCTCTAATGTTCAGAAATAAAAATTCTAAATCAAAACTGGGTAATTCATCAACTTTTATCCCACGAGTCAGTACACATGACTTCAATACACTCTTCAGAGTATTGATAATAGTCTTCTCATCACCACTTTCCAATGCTATGAGGAGTGATTTCTCTTCTTTGACAAGGAAAGGTCTAAATTTTACTTTTTTGTTTGATGATATAAGATCTAGTTCAAATACCGGTGTTGAAACCTTTGGTAATGGCATAATTTACTAATTCAGTATATTATATAGCAAGCATAAATGGACTTATTAATTTTTGTGCCTTTTCTCTTAGACTACGTTCCTCATCATCTAATCTAGCACCTCTTGCAATCGTAAAGTAATCATACTTGAATGAAACTGTGGTTTTGACTAATTCAGCATTACCATATGCTAATGGAGCAGCGATAATGTTAGATGGGAAGCAGTTTTTCATATAATATGTGATGTAATTAGGAGTTCTCTTATCTACACCTCTTTGATCACCCTGCCTTGATTCAGGCATCAAGAAATCAGAACTGAATGCTGTGATCTCCATTTCACACTTATATGATCTAGGATACTTCAGTTTCTTGTATGCATTATCTCTTGACCTTTGCCTTTCGATTGATCCATGATTCCGATCTTCAATCTGTATAGGTGAGATATATTCTAACCATGCATTGAATATTTCTTGTGTAAAATAGTCTTTTTGAGCATAGAAAGTGAGGTTGAAGTCAGGATATCTCCTATACACAGCATAATTTTGGGTTACACCCTGCCTCAAACCACTTACAGCAGCAGTTTGTAGTGATGATCCGGGCAAAACTGCCTCAGAACAAAATAATGCTAGATTATCTCCGGGTTCATTCATTACATTGTTGGCAGGTATCAATACGTGCTGTTTCAGAAACTGCATAAGGTTTGGGTTACCACCTTGAGTATTGAAATTGATATAAACATCATATACATTATTAAATGCAGGCACTGCATTATCAAAACCACCGAGGTTTAGTAGTTCCTCTGTTCTTAAATAAAATCTATCTTTTGAAAAAACTCTTGAATTTGGCATCTAAATAGATGGACAGTATATACTATGTATGTCTTATAAGGGGAAGTTCCGACCTTCCAACCCAAAAAAGTATAAAGGTGATCCCACTAAGGTGATATATCGCTCTTTATGGGAACTAAAATTCATGCGTTGGTGTGATGGTAATGTGAATATATTGAAATGGTCAAGTGAAGAAGTCGTGATACCATACAAATCACCTATTGACAATCGATATCATAGGTATTTTCCGGACTTTTATGTCAAAATGAAGAGTTCTACTGGTAAAATAGAGGAAAGACTCATTGAAGTCAAACCACAAAAACAGGTCAAAGGTCCTACTATACAAAAAAGAAGAACTAAGAAATATGTTGCAGAGGTCTATGAATTTGCTAAAAACCAAGCAAAATGGCAAGCAGCAGAGTCATTCTGCAAAGATCGTAAATGGAATTTTCAAATCATAACGGAGAAGGAACTTGGCATCTAGTCTACTCAACACTCAACCATCAACGGTCAGCCCGGGCAAACTTCTGCTGTTCAGATACTCTGCAAAGTATAAAGAGACACTCCCTTTCTACGATAAACACCCTTTATGCTATGTTTTAGCGACAGAATCGGGTGCTTTTTATGGTATAAACCTTCATTACACCAAACCAGCAAACAGAATGGCAATCATGAGGTATATTGATGAAAATAATGATCCAACAGTCATCACAGGATACCATAAATACCTGTACGGTTACGTGCGGTCAAATTTTTCAGAAGTTCCTATGTCCGATTGGGAAAAAGCATTTAGTTTATCACTATCAGAATTTGTAAGAGTTCTTGGTGGTATCGAAATGCCAGTAAATATAGCGAGGTATCAATAATGTCAGGTGGTGCTAGTTTTCACAATCTCAGATATGATTTGGGAGGGGTATGTGAAGATGTAAATAAAACTTACGAAAATACAAATGAATATCAACAAAGGTTCGATGATGCTGCATATGGCGACAGAGGGCAATGCAAACCTTCTGGTTGGTTTGACGTTTATATTGCAGATGATGATGATAGTGTTAAGGTAGATGGTGTAGATGGTGAAAACGACGTTATGCCTAATATTGAAGGATTAAAACTTGGTGATGGAAGTCAAGCAAATGGAGGTGAGAGTGCACAAGTATTTAAGGGTTACATCAATCTAGACTTTGAAAGTGAGGATTTTGGATTGATTGATGGAGAAGGTGTTGGTTTTGCTCATAATACAACTTTTGCAGGAACCTATTGGCAGAGATGGTTTGGTTGGGGAAATTATCAAGATAATGATAAGGCAGATCAAAAGAAATATGATAGCATTTACAATCACCCTAATATGAAAGTTGCAATAAATTATCAGTTGATGAGTAAGAAAAAATGGGCAGATTATCATGGGGTTGACCATAAGGAGGTGGAAGATAGACTTAGAAAGAATAATCCTGCTCTAGCAGATTCATATAAAGCTATTGTTGATTCGGGTGTAGATGTATCACCTTTAGTTGAAAATGGTCAGATAACAACTGACTCTATAGAACAAAGCGGTGAAGTAGGAGTTGGAACAACCAGTTCCGCTAATGTTGATACTAATAGTCAAAAAATAAGAGATTTAGGAAAGGCAGATTATGGTGATCTTAACAAAAGCGTAGGAGGCACAGGTAGTGTAGAAGCAATATTGAAGACTTTTGAAAAAGCACCTAAAGAATTTGCAACTGCTTTTGGTTTTACAGAGGGTGAAGTCTTTTCTTTGAAATATCCTCATGATGCTGTATATGGGCAACCGGGAATCGCAGGTCAAGATCATATTGTAATAGAGCAATTCCAATATAAAGCACCTCAAGCATTATTCTTACAAGAAAAAAGAGAAAGTGCTTCCTATTTGTCTGGACTTAGAAGAAATAGTAATATTGAACATTTCATCGGTTTAGTAAAACTTCCAATACCAAACAATCTAAGTTTCTCTAATGGTGTCTCATGGGGTGATAGTAAAATGAACGCTATTGAAGCAGCAGCATTTTTCAATACATTCTCATCGACTGCAGGTCTTGTCGGAACTGGAGATTTTGGTGGTTTTGTCGATGATTTAGGAAAAGATTTAGGACAAATCGTAAAAGAGATACAAGGAGGAGGATTAGGAAAAAACACTCCTGCAAACTTAGCACTATCTTCATTCATATCACAGTTTGCACTTGGAAGAGTAGGAATAAATGTAGATGGAAATGCTGCACTTACAAGAAGTTCAGGTGCTGCCATCAACCCTAATTTAGAGTTATTATTCAATGGTCCAAAATTGAGAAATTTTCAGTTCGCCTTCAATTTTGCTCCTAATGATGAATTAGATGGTCGTATTATGAGAAGAATACAGAAATTCTTCAAAATGGGTATGTCACCAGTGAGAAATCAAGAAAATCTACTATTCTTAGGATCTCCTAATGTATTCAGACTCAGATATCGTACAAAAGAAAGAGAAAGAATCAAGGGTCTACCAATGCATAAAATATGTGCACTTACATCATGTGAGATAAACTATGCTCCAGACGGTGTATATCAGTCTTACGAAGATAGTAATGCAGGGTCTTCTCCAGTCAGAACTGTCATGAATCTCAGTTTTACTGAATTGACACCTATATTCCAAGATGACTACCTCAACAAAAATGAAAGGCAGGCACCTAGCAATAAGACAGAAGGAAAATTATTCAACGACCTATTCAATAATTCAATCAAAGTTAATGAAGAATCTAAAGAACCACTTAGAAATCTAGGAGATGGTGATTTTGAACCTATGACTTTGGAGGATACAGGATTCTAATGGCATATTTCGACGAGTTTCCCGACATTTTACTTCCATCATTCTCTGATGGTAGAAATTCTTCTTCAGATTTTTCCAAATCTAAGAATTTATTCAAACGTGCAAAAGTAAGAGATGATTTTTTCTCAACTGCAACTGTTTTTGACTATTACACCATCTTAGGTGATGATCGACCAGATAACATTGCAAATAAGTTTTATGGTGATCCTGAGTTAGATTGGGTTGTATTAATATCAAATAATATACTCAATGTCAGAGATGAGTGGCCAATGTCACAATATGATCTTGAGAGATATCTCGATAACAAGTATTCTGCAGAACAATTACAGGAAATTCATCATTACGAGACAAAAGAGGTGGTTATCCATCCAAATGCAGGTGGTGGAGGTATAAGATTACTTGATGAGGGTTTATCGGTAGACGCTTCATTTACTTTTGAATATACAGATCCAATAGGGGGATCACCAATATCACTTTCTGGATCAAATATTCTAACTTCCGTTTCTAACTATCAATTTGAGATTACCAAAAATGATGAAAAAAGGAATATTTACCTTCTTAGGAGTAATTTTTTAGATACCATATTCACCGATATGAGAGAAATTATGACATATACCAATAGTTCACAATATATCGATAATCGCACTAAAAAAGGCGACAATCTTAGAATACTGTCACCTAGATAAAAACCTTAAGACAAAAAAAATACCGGAATTTTTTTTCCGGTATTTTTGGAACTAAAAGTCGAATTTGCTCACCAT